CTTGCGCTGGTACAGGGAAATCGTTTAATTTTTTACCCATACACTCAAGAGCATATTCAAGTCCCTTGGCATAACCGATTAATTCATCTACTAACATATTTTCTGGATTCAAACTCATTGTGTTATCCGATCTCGCCTTGATGCTGGTTTGCGGCTTGTGGTTGTGAAATGTTACCCATCTTGCCGAGTTCTGCTATGTTCTTTTTGCGCTGTTTGGCCTCTGCGCTTTCCTTGATCTTTGCCGACACGTCCATATGACCTTCCATCATTAGCTTGAGAAGGAACTGTCCGGCTTCTGGGCTTGTCTGAAGTAGCTGGTCAAGGTCAATGTTCACAGTACATGAGTAATCAACCGGAGGCGGAGGCGGAGGCTGTGGAGGTGTCTTCAACATGAACTGGTCTTCGCTGAATCCGTTGAGCACCTTGATAGTATTGGACACCTCATTGATATCAACGGGGAGTTTGTGGCCAATCGCCCATTCCGACCACTGTAACGTCTTCTGAGCTTTCTGCTGTTTGGGAACTGAGCCAAGACCTGCGTTAATTTGAACATCAACATCGAAGTCAAGCTGCGAAAAGTCAATCATCGGCTTGCCCTGATTGATTGTGGTGAGTTGCTGCATTTGTTCAGGTGGGAGTTTTGCCTGTTTGCCAGCTATCCGTCCAAGCAGTTCGTCAGTTTCGAATGCAAATTCCATTTCTACGATGATTCTGAGAAGTGGCCGCATGAATGTCACATTACGAACTAACAGGCGAGTCGATAACTTCTTGTCGGTATTGCCGAGTGCAAGCTGCGCGGCTCCCAAAGTGTTCCCGCCGTTGCCTTTTGGCACAAGGAACTTAGACTGCATACCTGCGCCTGCAACATCGTTAATATCCTCGACAATAGAGTCAGCGGCGCGCATTACAACTGCCATTTCGGAGGCTCTATCAAGTTTCTCAACTTCGTTCGGTTTAGCGTAAAATACTTTGTCGTTCAGGAGTGAGTCAATATCAACATCAGAGTCAGGGTCAAGGCGATACTTGCCCTGTGCCGCCTCTTTTGCCATATCGTTGATGTTATTCCGGTGGTCGGTCATCTCGTCTTCAAGGGGACTAATTAGCTTGGGTATGCCTCTGCCTAATGCTTCCCATAGCTCTATGTCGGATGCACCCATTACCACCGGAAGACGGTCAAACGGCCTGCCACCGAAAAACACATCGTTTACAGTCTGGGATTTGGTTGTAAGTTCGAATTCACCACGGAGAGAAAAGTCCACTTTCCAGCAGTTATCTACACGCTCAAACACCGTCCAGAGTTCCACACGGTTATGATCTCCCATGTCAACAGTAGAAGGGTCAGTGGCAAGTGATGTCCAATCGGTGTAGTCTACTTGGCGGAGTTGATTTGATTGATAGCGGAGGAATGGTTCAAGGTCAGCCTCTTTGATGCCCTTCTTGAAGATGCCTTGCTTGCTGTTGGATATGATTTCTTCTTTGGTGACGTATGTTATAACCACGCACCATGAACCTTCGTTAAGATCAAGCACAGGGTTCTTAAAGTCCCATAGGATGTTTTCGCCAGGCTTGAGTTGGTCGATCTGCCAAGTGTCTTTGACTATGCGTTCTTTCTTCTCAACCTGCTTATGGTAGATATCAGAAGCGGCAATGGTCATGCCGTCAATTACTATGTCACCGGCTTCAATGCCCTGCTTGTAAGTTTCTTTGTCTATCTCCTGCCCTGTTGCAAGGTTGAGATACTTTACTTCCTCATACTCATAGGACTCTTTGCGCCACCTAACGAACGCGCACTCCATGCCATCGACAAAGCCCGACTTCATAGACTGAATCATCCACGTCCAAAAAGGAAATGTGTTGTTGCATCGGTAGCGGAATATCTCTGTAAGCCATTTGGCAAGGTGGTCTTTGTTGGATGAGCCGGAGTCCTGCGCGGTGAAGGTGATTGCATCGGTTTCGTAGTATTCTTGGATTGCGTCTATTACTGCGTTGTCAACTGTTGAGGTGGATTTGGTGGAGGGGAGAGCAGAAAGACCGCGCTCTATCCGCTCGTTGTAATCCATGAGCAGCATACGATAGCGTCGGCGGTTATCTTCAATCACGTTCTTAACAGACTGGCCCTGTGTGCCTGTGCCACCCTCAAACCACGAGCGGAAGCGTTGGACTATATCTGTTTGTGCAGTTAATTCCATACTACCTCGCGTCTGCGATCACCGGTCTATTAATGTGTATAAAATATACTCACTGAGTAGATGTGTCAATATTTATTTATCGACGGTACACTTTGCTGAAATCTGCGCGGCGGCCACCGGTGGAAGGTGGTTCATAAGCTACACACATCAATCCGAAAGCATCCGCGCCATGTGATGACCAGTCATGATCTGGGCCAAGACCTATATTCCTGACTTCGTCTTTCTTCTCGTGATACCACCCTATTGCAGAAAGTCCAGCCTCACATGTTGGTGTTACTTCTGGGTCTGCGCCTTCGGGGGAGTTGAACCACATTTGAGGGAACAACCTTCGCCCTTCTTCTATCCTCGCCTTTGCCGCGCCTTTGCCCTGATTTGGTATAACTGTTGTGCTGTAGCCTATGCCTTTGAATGAACTGGCGTATGAAACATCGTGTACTTTATCCTGTGTATCTCCGTCATGAGGTAACCATATCTGAGCGCGATCTTTCGTATATCCTCTGCTACGTAGCCATGCAACGTGAGTTGCAAAGTCTTGACCAACAGCCTCATAGTAATCAAGCACCCTTATCTCTTTACCTACAAACTGAGCCGCCCACATACTGAAAGAGTCCGCCCTTGCGCCTGTACCACCGATATCACAGAATATCCTAATCGTGAGGAGAGGGTCTGCACCTACTCTGCCTATTCTTCCTTCTTCCTTGGCCTTTAGTAGTGACTTGGCATAATAAGCACCGTCAATGATTGATACATACTCTCCATCCCATATATTTCCGTACTGATCTGGTTGAGTGCGTTTGCAATCTTGACGTTCTTGTTCAAGAGACTTAGGAAACCAAGGGTTATCTTCCCACCCAGCGCGGAGCACTCTTGCTCCTGTGGGCAAGTTATCGCCTCTGAGTAATGTTTCTATCGGGTCTGTCTTTCGGCGGGGGTTCCAGCTAAACCATAGTTCGGATATGCTGCTTTCGGAATCTGTCCTGATCGTAGGGCGTAACAAGTTGAGGGAATGTGCCGTGGCTGTCTGCGCCTCTTCCCACCATGCGCGCTTAAATCCTTCTAGTGACTTGATAGAGTCAGCATTGAAGTCGTTCATACCCTTGAAAATCATTATTCCATCTTGAGGGGTAGCTATTAAATCACGATAGACTTTGAAGCCATCTGTCTCGCCAATGCCAAACGCTTTAAGTTTTGACTCAATCAGGAGTTTAGACGATTGTGCCAAGTCCTTTTGCACTTCCCTTATGCATACGGCTCTCATTCCCTCCCCTGATTCACCAGGTTCGGCAAGGCAATCTTCTATCATCTTCTCTGCAAAGAAATGGGACTTGCCAGAACCGCGGCCACCCCATGCACCCTTGTATCTAGATGGTTCTAGTAGTGGTAGGAATACTTCTGCGGTTTTGATATTAAGGATGGTCACTGAGGTTTCACGATCTCACGTATTACTTTGTGTATAATTTGCCCTGACTGTTCAACTTCACTCTTATCTTTGTATCCTGCATGATTCTTCAGCCAGAATATCGAGCCTATTGATTTGCCTGATGACAGCCTTTCTTCAAAACTTCTCTCTACTTTCAAGCGTGCCTTGTTTATGATCGTAAAGAATTGTTCTTTGTTTGTGTAATTTCTGAGAGAATGAGTAGTCATATCAAGATGATACGCTAATCCTGCTATTGTGTATGGCCTTGGTGGTGTGCTTGTATCGCATTCGGTGAAATAACTATCTATATTGTCTTGCATTACTTGAGTATCGGTGAATTTAGCGGGCTGACCTGGGCGGGCTCTTTTGGGAGGTTTTACGGCTGCTTTCCCCTTTGCAGGTTTAGCCTTTTGTTTGGGGGGTTTGGATGACTCTTTAGTCATGGGGTTTCCTTAATCGCCTATTATATGCACCGCATCTGCGGCCACTTGGCTGTAAATCAGCGGGTACCCTTAATCGCCACTTGTGGTACGCATCCCGAACGGATGGTAGAGAATCGAACTCTCTGAGCTACCAGGCAACACCACCATCCTTTTACGCTGATTTCCGCCACAATATACCATATTTGTTTTTGTTTATCAATTGGTTTGTTTATTATGGGGTTATACCGCCATTTGTTCTGTATAAATAGATGTTATAAATCTCGTTGTTCCTGCTCTGCTGGTTTCGGCAGAAAAGGATTGTCGTAAATCATCGGCAGCACTCCCCGAAGATGAAGCCGGCGAAGAGCACTCGCCATCATGCCCCATTCAGCTTGTAGGTTTCGTTCGTGCCGGAAGTCTTGAGC